GACGACGGCGAGCGGCTGCCGGCCAGTGCGACCGGCGCCGCGCTGCTGGTGGCGACCTGCATCGATGGCGAGGGCATCCCGATGTTCACGCTCGAGGACGTCGACATGATCCGCGAGAAGAGCGGCGCCGCGCTCGACGTGATGGTGGCCGCGGCGATGCGCATCAACGGCATGGGCGCGAAGGCTGTGGAAGACGCCGCAAAAAACTCCGGGAGCGGCCAGAGCGGCGATTCTGGTTCCGGCTCGCCCTCCAGCTCGGCAAATCCGTAAGGCAGGCCCAGGCCGAGATCGACTCGGCCGAGTTCGCTGAATGGATGGCGCTGTACCAGCTGGAGCCGTTCGGCGACGAGGTTGCCGATCGCCGGCATGGTTCCATGATGGCGCTGCAGGCAAACGCCCAGCGCGGCAAGGACACCGATCCGTTCGTGGCCGAGGACTTCATGTATGGCGGCGCCGCGAAGGAGGAGCCGGAGCCGGAATACATCGATGACCCGGTGGCGCAGTCGAACCTGATCCGCGCGAAGCTGTTCGGGCTGCCGCCGAAATAACGTAGCAACAGACCCGCCTATGTGCGGGTCTCCTTTTTTGGAGTGCGCATGGCGAATCTCGGACAGCTGGTCGTAAACCTCGAGGCGAACATCGCCAGGTTCACGAGCGATATGGGGCGCGCGGCCCAGACCACCGAGCAGGCGATGAACAAGATCGGTAGCGCGGTCGAATTCGGGAAGAAGGCCCTGGGCGCGCTCGGCATCGCGCTTACCGCCGACCTGATCGTGGGCGAGATCAACAAGACGCTCGACTCCCTCGCCCAACTGGATGACATGGCCCAGAAAACCGGCAGCTCCGTTGAGACGCTGTCGAAGCTGAGCAAGGTTGCGGCATTCACCGGCACGGAAATGGGCTCGGTCGACGGCGTCCTCGTCAAGCTTTCGAAGAACCTGGCTGAGGTCGACGACAAGGGCAACAAGACCGCGAAGGCGCTGGCCGCCATCGGCATCTCGGTCGACGACGTAAAGGGCAAGGACCCGGGCGAGGTATTCGTCGACATCGTGCGCAAGCTGCAGGATTACGAGGACGGCGCCGGCAAGGTCGCGCTTGTCACAGATGCCATGGGCAAGTCGGCGGCCGACCTGCTGCCGTACATGAACGACGTGGCGGAGAGCATCGACGAATTCGCCGGCGACAGCGCCCAGGCCGCGGCCAACGCAGCAAGGCTTCAAGATGACATGGGCCGCCTGAAGGTCAAGTATCAGGAGTTCAGGACGGAGATTGTTGTGGAAGCGCTGCCTGCTGCTACCGCTTTCCTGGGTGTTCTGATGGACACGAAGCGCGAAGCTGGGTTGCTCGCCAACGACAACAGCATGTTCAACTGGGCAGATAAAACGGCGATCGTGCTTGCCCGCGTCGTGGACCGGGCACGTGTCGTCGCCAGTGCCATTGGAATTGTCGGTAGCAGCCTGCAAGGTTTGGCAGCGAGCGCGCAGGTTACGGCATCTCTAAACCCTGTCGTCATGGCTTATACGAAGCTCGACGGCGGCGACCCGATGGCCGAGTACAGGAAAGCCACGGCTGAAAGCGACAAGGTATGGGCAGAGGTAAGCCGAAAAATCGAAGCGTTCTCGAATACCTCCCTCACCGCCACCGAGGAGGCAACGATTCGCGCCATTGCCGAGCAGAAGAATGCTCGAGGCCAAGCCATGCTTGGCGGCATGCTTGGCATCAATAGCATTGACCCGAAAAGGAATCTGGATTACGGCGGCGGTGACGACAAGGATACGAAGAAAAGCGGGAAGCCGGCTCCTGCAGCCGTTGTCGATGTTGCACCTGCAGTTGCCCGAATGCGAGATCTGGGACCCGATGAAGCCGCAGCCGCGCGACTGGCCGCGTGGGCCAGCGACGACAGCGCCGCCATTCGCGGGACCATCGAAGCGACGGAAGAGCTACGGGAGGCAGAGCAGCGCCGATATGCTCAGCTGGAAAAGGCCGCTGCACGGAACCAGGCGACTGTGGATGGTATTCGGCAGGACCTCATGACGGATATCGAGCGGGAACAGGAAGCCTATGATTCCCGCATGGAGCAGCTGCGCATCTTCGGTGAGACGAAGCTCGAAAACGAGATGCTGGCGAATTCGCTGATCGAGGCAGAAACGGAGCGTCACGAGAGGGCGAAAACCGACATCCAGCGCGCGAATCAGATGCAGATGCTTTCGATAATGGGCAATTCCGCCGACCAGCTTTATGACATGTTGCAGAAGGCAGGAAAGGAGCGGACGGCACTTGGGAGGGCGGCGTTCCTGGCCAGCAAAGCTATTGCTGTGGCCGAGATCATCATGAATACCCAAGTCGCCGCATCGAAAGCCGAAGCGCAGCTAGGCGTGTGGGGCGAGGCGGCCGCTATGGCGATCCGGATTGCTGGTTACGCGAGTGCCGGCATGGTTGCGGGGCTTGCAATCGCGGACGCATCTGCCGAAGGCGGCTACGACATCCCGGCCGGCGTGAACCCGTTGACTCAGCTGCATGAGAAGGAAATGGTGCTGCCGAAGGCCCAGGCGGAAGTGATTCGCGGCCTGGCCGCGCGCGGCGGCGCCGGTGGCAGCGGAGTGACCGTGACCTATTCCCCGAATTTCAACATCGACTCGCGCAGCGATCAGGCGCAGATCCGAAAAGACATGCAAATCGTCGCCGCGCAGGCTAACGCCGACCTGGTGGACAGGTTGTCACGAGCAGGGAGACTTTAATGGCAGTCATCAACGTTCCGGCTGGACTCTCCGTAGCGCGGCAAACCTGGGCGCAGCACCGCATGGACATCGAGTTCCGTTCCATGTTCGGCGCCCAGGCGGTCGAGGGCAGCGCGCCCCTGTGGACAACTGAGATTACCGCCAGCCTCAAGCGTCCGGAGCTGTGGCAGGCGCTCATCCTGCAGCTGCGCGGCCGCACCAACCAGCTGGCCCTCTGGAACTTCGGCCGCCCGGAACCGAAGGGGACGATGCGTGGCTCGATGACGATGGCGGCCGCGGCCCAGGGCGCGACATCGATGACGATCACGGCCGCTGGCCAGGCTGCAAAGACGCTGCTCGCCGGGGACTACCTCGGTGTCGGCGCCGGCCTGACGCAGCAGGTCGTCATGGTGACGGCTGATGCGACGTCGAACGCATCGGGGGTGGTTACCGTCAGCTTCGAGCCCGGGTTGCGCAACGCGTTCTCAGCTGGCTCGGTCGTTACCTGGAGCAAGCCGTGCGCGCTGTTCCGGCGCGCTGATTCGAAAGGCGGCTGGGACTACGAGCCTGGCGTCGTCAAGGGCATGAGCCTCAATCTGCTCGAGGACTGGCGCCCGTAAGCACCAGAGCTTCCAACCAGGCCCCGTAACCCGGGGCCTTTTTAATGCAAATTTCATGACCACACCACAGCAAAACGCCGAGCTGGCCAAAGCGGTCGCGCGCGTCGTCTATTTCGTCGAGCTTCGGTTCGCCTCCGAAACATCTCGCCTGTCGACCGCAAACGTGTCGCTCACCTGGGGCGGATACCAATGGGCCGGCATCGGGGCGCTGGCCACCATCGGAACCGTCGAAGAGTCGGACAGCGTGGAGTCGAAGCCGCTGAACTTCACGGTGAATGCGGCCCAGCAATCTTGGCTGGCGCTCGCGGTTGGCCCGGTCGAAGAGTACCGCGGCCGCGACGCGATCATGTACATGTGCCCGCTGGACGAGTCGTTTCAGATGGTCGGCCTGCCTGAACGGTGCTGGTCAGGGACGATGGACATGCTGACCGTAGGGGTCAACGATGATTCCGGCACCATCACGCTGAAATGCGAGACGAGCGCCTACGGACTCAAGCGCCGCCCGCCGCTCAGGCTGAACGCCCCTCAGCACAGGAAGGATCACCCGACCGATACCGGGCTGGACTACCTCAACGACCTGATCAGCAACCCCGCCGTTTGGCTTTCCGCTAAGTTCCAACGCCAATGATTCTCGCCGACTACATAACCGATCACCTGGGCCGCCCGTTCGAATGGGGCGAACACGACTGCGTCCTGTTCGCGGTGGGCTGGCTGGAGATCGCCACTGGCCGCGACTACCTGAGCCAGTACAAGCCCTGGGCCAGCGCGCGCGAGGCGGCGCGCAAGGTGGCGGCGGCGGGCGGGCTTGAGGCGCTGTTCGACGCCAACCTGCAGCGCATCAATCCACACATGGCCGTCGATGGCGACATCGCGCTGCTCGACGGCACAGCGTTCCTGTTCAGTGGCCCCGACGTGGTGTCGGTCGGCGAACACGGACTGGAATTCAGGAGCCGGCTCGAAGCAACCATGGCCTGGCACTACTAACAAATTTCACAAGGAATCTCATGCCACCAGTAGCCGCCGCCATCGCAGTATGGGCGGGCATCACCATCCAGGCCGCCTACGTCCTCATGGCTGTCGTCGTCATCACCGCCGGCATGGCGGTCTATGGCTCGGCGCAGGCGCGCAAGGCGGAGCGCCAGGCGCGTGATGCCCTCAATGCCGGCATGAAGGACCGCATGGCGACGCGGATCGCCACCGAGGCCGCTCACCGTTATATCTACGGACGGGCCAAAGTTGGCGCCGACATCGTCGCGATGTTCACTACTGGCGACAAGGACCAGTTCCGGCACCTGGTGTGTGTGCACGCCGCGCACGAATGCGACGAGATCGAGGAGGTCTACGTCAACAATGTGGCCGTGGGCGTGACAGACCTCGAGGGCGATCCAACGGGTGGGCGCTATGCAACTGAACCGGACCGGCAAATTGCGGAGGAAGCCGCGATAGGCCCGGAGTTCAAACTGGCGCGCACCCCGCTTCCTGGATCGATCTGGGTGTTCTCCGGCGCCGGCGCGAAGATGGTGAAGGTGAACGTCCTCAGCCAGTCGGGCCGCACCATCACCGTCAACTTTACCGGCCCGGTGCTGGTGACGTACGAATACCGGGTTGCGATCCGGCTCGGCATCGGTACGCCGATCGAGGCCCCTGTAATTGCGCCCGCCGTTCGCGTGCGCAAGCACCTCGGCGGGCCGAGCGATACGGTCGACGCCTACCTGACTGCGCTGCTGGGCGACAGGTGGCCCGCGACGTCTGTTCTCCGCGGTCTGTGCTACACCGTCATCACGCTCGACCTGAATCGGCCCGAGTTCCAGGGTGGCCTTGTGCCGATTCACGCGCTCATCCGTGGCCGCAAGCTGTATGACCCGCGCGATGGTCAAACCCGCTGGTCGCAGAACCCGGCGCTCGTGCTGATGGACTACCTGACCTCGCCTCTGTGCGGGGTGCCGATGTCCGAACTGCCGGCGGCACAGTTCATCACTGCGGCCAACGTTTGTGACGAGGCGGGCAACATCCCGGCCGAGCCGCGCTACACCATCAATGGTACCGTGGCATCGGATCAGGCCCAGTCGACCGTGCTCGAGGCGATGGCGCAGGCTATGGCCGGGGGCCTGATCGCGACCACCTGGGACGTCTATGCGGGCAAGTATGTCGCGCCCGTCGCGGCCCTGGTCCAGGCCGACATTGTCGGCGGGCTGTCCGTCACGCCTGGTGTGTCCGATGCGAGCATCTACAACGGGGTCAAGGGGCAGTACATCGCGCCGGAAAATAAGTACGTGATGACGGACTTCAAGCCGTATCAAAACGCCACTTATCGCGAGGCGGATGAGCGCGACCTGTACACGAATATCGACTTCCCCTTCACGGACTCGCTGCAGCGGGTCACCAACCTCGCCCGGATCTTCACCGAGGACCAGCGCAACGGATACACGATCAAGGCCGAGTTCAGCCTCAAGGCCTGGCCCCTCAAGGTCGGGCAGCGAATCACGTTTACCAGCCAATTCCTCGGGCAGCAGGCCAAGGTCTATCGAATCACCGACAAGGCCTACTCGCCGAACTCGGCGGTGCAGCTGACGCTGAAGGAAGACGACGCCAGTATCTGGGACTTCGCCGACGCCACCGTGGTCGACGCGACCCCTAACAGCGATCTGCCCGACCCGTGGACGCTCGACCCGCTCGCCTCTATCTCGTGCACCTCCGGCGAAGCGACGCTGCTGCGCCAATCGGATGGATCGACCGTGCCGCGCATCCTGGCGTCGTGGCCAGCCGTGGCGCAGGCGAACGGTGTGCAGATCGAAGTCGAGTGGCGCGCGGTATCGTCGCCGACGTGGGAGCGCACGACCGTGTCCGCCGGCGAGACGCAAGCCTACCTGTCGCCGATCACCCCGGGCTTCTTCTACGTCGTGCGCGCGCGGATCGCCAATCCGTCGCTGAACGTCTATTCGCGCCAGGTCGCGACGGTCTACCAGGTGGCCGTGGTTACCGCTAGCCCGACCGTCTGGCGCTGGGGCGCGAGCAAGCCGGCTGCGCCCAGCGGCATGGCTTCGTACGTCTGGAGCAACGGGACCTTCGGCGCCGCGCCGGCGGGCTGGAGCCTGGCCGTGCCCGCGGCGCCAGCCGGCGCTGCCGTCTCGCTGTGGGCCGCGTTCGTTTCGATTTCGGATGTTGGCAGCGTGTCGACACCTTTCGACTGGGCGCAGGCGGAGGTGGGCCTCGTCGACCAGAACGTCGCCGCGAACCTGATTGCCGCGGCCACGACGGCGCAGTGGTCCGGGGTAGGCGGCACCGGTAAGCCCGCAGATAACGCCTCGTCAGACCTGGTGCTCACGCCTGCAGGAACAGTCACCGTTACGGGCAACCGCGTCGTGAAGACCAGTGGCGTGGCGGCATGGGATTCCTCCGTCACCAGCAAGGATGGTTACATTGGCGGGGCGTACGTCATCGCGAGGGTTGACATCCCTTGTGACACGATGATCGGCTTGAACGCCGACCCTGCGACAAACGCGAGCTGGGACACCCTCGATTTTGCTATCGCTACGCAGACGAACGGCCTGCTGCTCGCATACGAGAGCGGCGGTGGCGGTGTCCAAATCGGCAGCTATGTTGCGGGCGATGTGGTGACGGTGGTTTACGACGGCTCCGCTGTCCGGTACATCAAAAACGGCGCCGTGCTGCGGAGCACGGCTATCGCCGCGCCGATCACCAACCCGCTGTTCCTCGACAGCTCGCTTCACTCAGTCGGTGCATCGTTGTCGAACATTCGGTTCGGCCCGTTGTCGAGTAACAACTGGGGCAACATCGGCGGGACCGGCAAGCCGCAGGACGGAGCGACCGTTGGCGCGCCGGCCGGCACCAACGTTGCCGGGGTGCTGGCCGAGACTGTCGTCGCCAAGGCGAACAACGCTGTCGCGGCGGCGCCGACGTTCGCCCTCAATCCGTACTTTGAGAGCGAGGTCTACGGCGCGTCCGGCAGCACGCTGAGTGCAAGCTTCAGCGTGAACCCGACGGGCTATACCGGCTCCTACAGCGTACGGTGGATGCTGACCAGGCTGAGCGGTGGGCCGTCGTCGCAGGGGCCGTTCCTGAGCGGGGCGTCCGGCAATACGGTGAGCGCGTCCGCAGCCGCGAATATTGGCCGGATCACGTACGAGGTCACTGTCATCGTTACGCACAGCGGCGGCCTGACCGCAAGCGCAAGCGGGGTGTGCGCGCTCAACTTCGGGAGTTCCTAAATGCAGGTGTCGCGGAATTATGGATTGCTCCACAACGGCTACATCGTTCAGTCGGTCGTGCGCATGGAAGAGGAGGAGGGGCCTCCCGCACCGGCGCCGGCCGGCGGTGACTGGCGGCTGCTGCCTGAGCGGCCCGACTGGTCAGCCTCGCCTGGCGGCCGCCTCCGCTGGATCGACTACGGGGTGGCGCCAGAGTGGGAACCGCCGGCGCTCGAGCAGCTGCGCGACGAGAAGACTGCGGCAATAAACGCCTGGAAGCTCGAGGCGAACAGCAGCTACTTCGAGTTCCGGGGCGAGCGCATCGCCTTCAAACCTTCCGATCAGATCGAGATCCAGGCTGTGCATAACTGGATCACGCTGACCGGCCGGATGCCCGACTGGCCGGACTGGCCGGCAGCATGGAAGGCGATCAGCAACCGCTGGGTGCCGCTGCCCGATGTCGACACGTGGACGGCATTCACGCTGGCGATTGCCGAGCGCGGCACTGCCCACTTTAAGCGCGCGCAGCTGCTCAAGGCCGAATTAGCCATGGCGGAAACGCCGGCAGAAATCGAATCAATCACCTGGTAGAGGAGCTCCAATGGCAAGAGCAGGAAAAGTCACGCTGCGGTTCACGTCGCGCTGGCCATACAACCCGATGAGCCTGGCGATCGCCACGCTGAGCGGATCGAGATTCTTCAGCCACGTCGTGGTGCTTATCGGCGACCGGGCCTATGAGGCCTCGATGACGCACGGCTGCCGGGCGTGCACCGTGGGCGAAGTCATGGACGGGGTGGTGCGGTACCGGGACATGACGGTCGTGGTGCCTGATGTCGACGCCGCGATCGCGTTCGGTGAGGCGCAGCACGGGAAGCCCTACGACTTCGCCGGCGCGCTCGGCCTGCCGCTGCTCAAGTCCGACGACTGGGGCGACGACAGCAAGTGGTGGTGCAGCGAACAGACGTTCGCCCTGGTGATGGCCGGCGGCTTGAACTTGCTGGATCCGGACGAGATGCACCGCGTCAGGCCGAACGATCTGTTCCAGTGTCCCTACCCGAAGTCTGAGCTGATGCGCGCCTGAGCGGCGCTCGCGCAACCACGCCGCCTTGAGCGGCTTTTTTTACGCCCACTGAAAGGCACCCATGAAAGTCACCCCACTCGACGCGACCAGCTACGCCGGCGGTATCGTCTCTATCGGCAGCGCCGTCACCCTCACCGAGTGGGGCGTGATCGCGGGCATACTGACGGCGCTGCTGACCCTCTTGCTGAACGTCTGGTATACGCGGCAGAAGAACGCGCGCGAGCAGCGCCTCGCCGACCAGCAGGCCCACTTGGCGGACCTGGCCGAGCGAGAGAGCGTTGCCCGCCTGGCGGCGCTGGGAGTGGAGCCGTGAGCCGCGCGCGCATCCTCGCCGCTGGCCTGGTGCTAAGCGCCTCGGCATTCGTCGCCATCCTTTCGAGCGAGGGCTACACCGGCACCGCCGTGATCCCGACGAAGAACGATCGCCCGACGGTGGGCTTCGGCTCCACGCTCCGCGACGACGGCGCGCCGGTGCGGCTGGGCGACAGCATCACGCCGGTGCGCGCGGTCCAGCGCGCGGCCGCGCACCTGTCGAATGAGGAGGCGGAATTTCGTGGATCGATCCCGGGCGTCGCGCTGCACCAGGTGGAATACGACCTGTATATGGACTGGGTCTACCAGTACGGTACCGGCGCCTGGCGCGCGTCGA